TGTAATTGTGTATCTTTAGAACCACTTGCTTGGTTTGCCCAAACTGCTTTGTAACGAACATCTGTACCTGAAGTACAAGTTGTTTCGCCTAATCTTACTTGTTTAATTCCTGTAGAATAAACTGGTGTGATTGCAGTATAGCTTGATGCTTCTGTCCAAGTAGGAGAACCAGCATCTCCATTACAAGTAAAGTATATTTTCAAATCTGTTCCTAGATTTGCTGTTCCAGCATTGTCTTTATAAAGCATTGTGCCACCGACTTTTGTTTTTGCAGAACCTACTGCGTTTGCCGCTTGAATAGCTGTACCTGTTGCATTAACTGTAGTAGTTACTGTAGAAGTTCCCCAAACAAATTGTCTTTCCCAAGTTACATTTGAAGTTGTGATTGAAGTTGCTGGTGTAATTTGAATATATCTATATGCTGTTGTGTTAGACCAAGTGTGTTCTGTTGGATTAGAAGCATGGTGTGTCCAAGTATAAGTTTTTAAAGTTGTCCAATTAGTTCCATCATTACTTCCTTTAATTTTCCAGTTATCGGTGCTTCCATATGTTGTGTTATTATTTTGATTCCAATATTTAAAACCAGTAAATACTGAAGAATTACCAGAACCTAAATCAAATCTCATATAGTGAGTATCTTCTGATGCACTATCTCCATTATCATGTAAATATGCTTCACTTGCTGAAGAAATACTTCCATCTGTCATAGAACCATCAATCATTTTTGATAATGCTCCTGATGTACTCCATAATCCTAATAAAGATTGAAAAGTGTCTGTCAAAGTATAAGTTCCTGTTCTGTCTGAAGTTTCACTTTCAAAAGTGTTTGAACCAACAGTTTGAGTTCTTGAAGAAATATATCCATCTGTTAAATAAATATTTGTTTTAGTTCCCACAACATCTGTTGCGAAAGTATCTATAAATTGATTTGGTAAATTGAAAGCCGCACTTGCTTCATTAGTAGCTTCTCTTAAAGCTAAAGCTGAAATATCTGATTTGATTGGCTGTAAATCTGTTGGTGCAGAATGTTGAGTAACACTTGAAGATGAAATTCTTGCATCTGCTAAAGTACCTGTTGTAATTTTAGCAGCATCTAAATTTGGTATTTCTGCTGCATCTAAAGTGATAGCAGAATTAGATACTGTTGTTATTGCGTTTGTTCCTAATCTTGTTAATGCCATTATAAAGTTACCTCTAATTCTCCATCTGAGTTAACAGCGAAAGTTAATCCTTTTTTAGCAAAAAAACTTTCATCATATAAATCTGTTTGTGTGCCATCATTTGTTGCAGCACTAATATTATCTGCTCCATTAGTATAAGTAATAACTAAATCTTCTAATTGAGTACCCGTACCATTAGTTTTTTTAAAACCATAGTAGTCTATTTTTCCAAGCGCATCTTGAGCTGCAGTAGATATATCTACTAATTCAATAGAAGCATCTTCAATGTCTGCGCCTGTCAGAACTTGTGCTGCTGGACTCGATCCTATATATCCCATATTTCTCCTTAACTACTTATATTATCAATATAACTAACTACTGTATTTAATGAACTTGCTGTATCACTTTTAGCAGTAATTTTATCACCTGATTTTAAAATTATCTTAGCACCGCCATCAATTAGCTCAATTGAAGAGCCAGCTGGAAGTGGACAGTTTTTAATCAAGTAAGTACTATTACTACTATTAACGATATATGCATCAACATTAATAGCAGAAGCCGCCACATTAACTAAACGAATACCAACCACTGTATCATAAGTATCTGCCTGTGCTAATATATCTACAGGTGAAGTACCTATGGCTGTATGTGTTAATTGGTTTCTAAAGTTCTGTGCCATACTATCCTCCTTATAAAGCTACACTCATTGCTATAGCAAAACCTGCTTGAGCAAATGCTGTTGTATCTACTGCAGCCAGTCTCCAAACTGAACCATCGTAAATTTTTAATTCATTAGACGAGTTATTATAATACATATCGCCTGATGTTAAAGCATCTCCGTCATTATCGACTGATGGGTCTGCTGATTTAACTCCTAAATATAAATCATCAAACTCATCTAATTTTCCAGCTGAAGATGCCGCTGAAGCTGCTGCCGCAGTTGCTTCTGACGCTGCTGTAGTTGCAGATGATGCTGCCGATGTAGCAGATGACGCTGCATTAGTTGCAGATGTCGATGCTGCTGAAGCAGAACTTGCTGCTGCTGTTGCTGATGAAGCTGCATTTGTAGCTGAAGTTGCTGCCGCAGTCGCCGAAGTTGCTGCTGCCGCCGCATCTACAATTAAATCCCATTTAGCTGCATCTGTATTTGATGATATTGGTTGTGAACCTGAAGATGTATGTGCTGTATTACATAAATAGATATTATTGTTTGAAGTATCTTTAACTAATGCTCTTGCGTCGTAAGCTGTAGACGCCGCCCAGTTTCCTTTGTATGAGCCAACTTCTTGCGTAGCAATTAAATTACCAGAGCCATCAAAACCTAAAACTTTATTACCTCTCGCTGCAACTAGATCTGCAATATTTACAGTTGTTCCTGTGTTAGATTGACCTAATTTAAAAGATCTATTTAATTGTTCTTGTTGCTGTTGTATTTGTAATACAATCTTATCTAATGTATCTTCGTGAACTGCCGCAGGAAAAGCATCACCTTCAATGTAATCAGTTGGTTGAGATAAATCTTGAACTCTAGTTAAAAATAATTTATGAGTAGCAGGTAAGTTATTATTTAGAGTAACTGTATCTAATCCAGCATTAATAGCGTAGTCATACGTTCCAGATCCGCCAGAAGTTTGCAAAGTTTCTACACCAGTTGATATGACTACGGTATAAACTTTTAAATCTGTTGCTGCGAATAGTTTATAAGGCCAAGAATAGGCAGTTGTACTACCATTCCCAGTATAACTTATATAACTATTCTGTGCCGATACCGTCATCTAGTTAATTCCGATCCCATATTACTTATAATTTCTCCAATATTAAGAGTTCCACCCCTAGGTATAACACGACTTGGAGGAATATAAAACTGTTGATTATTGTTTTTTCTCATATTGGTTTCCATCCGTCTAGTTGAGCCAGGGTTCTGTAATTCCATAAGATTATACAGTATAAAGTAGTCTAAGAACATCCTTAAATAGAACAGATTTATAAAGGGGGTATTCCCGTGAGTTATTCTAAGCATTTGGTTTAAGGCTCCTTTAAAATCTCCTTGCTGAAATGCCATAGAGTATAGGTGCCAGAAGTCATCAAATTGTCCAAGAGTAGGACCTAATAATGTATGCGTAGGTGATCTACCATATCGGTTAAATTGTCCGAATAAGAAATCTCCGTATAAACCTAGTCCGCCTCCTTTTGCCATAGAAGCCATAATTAATTTAATATTATGACCCATATCATCTTCTTTAAATTTTCTAGTTTCTTTACCTCTGAGTAAGTCCATTACTGATAATGAAGCATACCCCATAATTGACATAGCAAGAATTAAATGTGCTAATCCTAAGAGATCTCCTTTTCCTTTTAATAAAGCTTCTGATAGTGTTTCAGCACCTCTGCCGTATGTATCTCTAGCAAGAGGACCTCTTAATACTTTTAAAGGGAACCCTTTAAATTGCCATAAGAATCTTAATGCACCTCCTAATACTGAACCTGCTTTCGTACCTCGTTGCATAATAGCTCTTTCATCGCCACCAGGTTTTGGTACACCTCTATCAACAGCATGACGTATATAAGTCATATACTTACCAGCCAGATCATCTCTTGTTCTTGCGATCTTAGATTTAGAAAATTGCTTATCAGTCTTATTATTAATTTTATTGAGATACACATTAACTAAATCATCACTTAATCCTCTTATTCCTTGGGTTTCTAACATTCTAAATGCAGTACCATTTGACATTTTATGATCTCTAACCGCTTGTTTTAAAATATTAAACTCATTTTCTAATATTCCATGCTGATTAATAGCTCTTTTTAAATCAGGGTCCATAGTTTTATAAGTAAAGTTATCTAAGTTATGTCCAAACCAAGTTCCTAAAACACTACCAATACTTGTATCTCCTGAATCTGTCCAAGGGAGTAACACATTAGCTTTAAAGAAAAATTGCTGCATCTTAGACCATTGTCCAGGAACGTGATCATTTGTATTAAATCTTGCTATAATATTTCCCATCTTCCCATCTAAGCCAACTCCAACTAACCTTGAAAATAATTTTCTACTACCAACATCCATTTGGAAAGTTAAAGTTTCCAGCATTTTTCCATAAGAGTTAAATGTATCAATTCCATGAAAAGCAAGTTCTCTTGCAATGTTCGGAGCATCTGCCCACGATGTTATCCAAGCACCACCTAATTTTGCCATATTCTGGATATTCATAACTGCATGTACAAAACCAGCTCCTGTAACATTTCCTGGAATATCAGTCTCTCCTGTTATAGTTTTAAATCTATTCCATAGTGGCCCTTCTTCTGAAGTTTGTGCTTGTTTTAAATTTGTTACTTCTTTTCTTAAAGTCTTATTATCAGGGTCTTTATCTAATCTTTTAGAAGCATCTTCCAATGCGTCATTAATCCAATTCTTTAAAGTCATTTTAGGATTAGTTCCCATGGTCTGCATTAAACCTAAATTTCTATGATTATGAACCATACTCATATTTATAATCTCTTGTAGAGATTTATTTGCATATTTAAGATTCATTCTATAAGCAGCATCTGCATCTTTAAAGACTATTATTCTATGAGCTGTACTTAATCTTTTTGCTAAGTTAGCAGATCCAGTAAATCCAGATTCAATTAAATCAGTAGGACCATCAAATTTTAAATGAGCTCCTGCAGTTAGATTTCTATATACGCCTAACCAAAATTGATCTTCTTTTCCTGATTTTACTCCAGCATTTCTAAATGTTTCTTCAATATCTACTTCTTTCATCATATCTCTATACCATTCAGCATACTTATATTTTTGCATAGTAAATGGGTCCCAACTCTGTCTAATTAAACCACCTCTTCTTGGAGTTATCCAAGCTCCCCATCTGTTTAATCTTGCCATGTCATCACCCATAACTTCTGCTAATATTGACGCAATTTTTTCTGCATTCTTGTTACCACTAACTCCAGGAGATCCGTCAGGATGTAGTTCCCATGATTCAATAAATATATCTTTATCTATTTTTCTACTCATATAAATTTCCCATAAGCCAGCATCTTCTAACATTTTTACAAGAATCCCTTGTTTTTCCATAGCACCTTGTTTTTGGATGAAGTCGATAGAGTTACTTCCACCTATTCTCATTTTGATAGTTCCAGTTAATCGAGCCATTATGCCTTCATATTTATTTTTAAAGTTTTCCATGAAACCTTTATGGCGTCTATTCATTTCTATATTTAATAATTGATTTCTTTGTTGAATAATAGCATCAATAGATTTTTCACCTTCTCTATTTTTAATAAATCTATCGATAGCAATACCCATATCACCTTCTTTATTTTCAAGTCTTAGTCTTTTTACTTCTTCAGCGACATCCTTTAGTATAGTTTCTTTCTCTGTTTGAGTTAATCTATCAAAGACCTTATCTGAGTTTAATATTCCTATACAACTTTTAAAATCCATATTATACCTTACCTGTTATACAATGTTTAACTGCTTTCATTGCCTTAGTTAAAAGGGCATTAAATTTATTAGTGTCATTAAATTCATTATTAATTCTAGTTATTTGATCATTTACGTTTTGATCATCTAGTAATTTATAGTCTTCAGTAATTTCTTTAACCTGCTTAGTCATATCTTTTAATTTTTTACCTTGAGGATCTGCTTCAACTTTTAATATTTCTTCTCTTCTGTTTAATCCTACCATTTCTTTAGGTATTTTAACATCAGCTGTAGCTAATGAATGATTTCTATACTGATTCCAATGAGCATTAGAAAGTTGTGCTTCTCTTGAAATAGGAGTCCCTTCAGTTCTAACTTCAGCTTTCATATAAACAGTTCTTGCTTTAAATGGGTTGCCGTCTACGCCTGTTCTCTTAGTATTTAGTATTCTAGCGTCAACAATATGTAATGGTGTTCCAGGAGCTAAAATTATTTCAAATTCAGACAGGCTTTTAATTGGAGCTAATAATCTTGGTGGTGACATATCAACTGCATTTGATAAAGCTACTTTTGTACCTTCAGGCATTCTTACTTCAAGAAATACAGGTAAACTTGTATCTTTTAAAGTTTTAATAGCAGAAGAGATATTTGTATTTGCCGTTTTTTGATTTGTAAAAACATCTCCTGTTCCTCTATTAAATGAACCGTTTAAAAATGAATCTGTATTAATTTGTTTTCCTATAATTTGACTTAAATCATTTCCATTTTTTATAGTTCTCATAGCAGTATTTAACATTTTAAAATTATTTACTGTCTTACCTGTAAATATAGTCATTTGTTCATCTAATTCAAATTTATTAATAGCACTAAGTAAATTGTCATATATCTTAGCCATTTTTAAATTTTTACTTGGAAGATATTTACCTGCATTAACAGACGCCACAAAGTCATGAAGTTCCTCTAATTTTCTTCCGTCTTGCCAAAATTCTAAAGCGTCAACTTCATCTTTAGTTAATTTTTCATGATATGATTTAAGTTTACTATTTAACCACTTTTCTATTGATTTAACTGAATATTTAATAGGAAATATTTCCTTACGCGTGTGATTATACGAATTAGCAATTTCTGATAAACTTTTTAATCTATTATAACCAGTATCATCAGTTAAACCTCTCGGATTAAATGAACCATCCTTATTAGTAAACCATGCTTTTTGTAGAGCTTTAGGAAAATTTTTAGCATTAATTTCTACACCTTGGTTTACTTCCATGTAATTAATCCAATGTTCCATACTTGCCAATGTATCTCTTCTAGCAATCAAAGCTGAAATCATTTCTTCAACCTGAGCCTTTTTCATACCAGGGTGACCCATCATACCTTCAACAATTTCAATTATCTCCTTATTAGATAATTCAAAAATCTTTCTTATTGCATTAAAGAAATCTGTAGGTGTCATATCATCCACCATAGCTTTTATAGCTGGGTTTGTTCCATTTAAGAATGTCATTATTTCTGTTAATACTAATTGATTAAAATCTGCTTTTCTTTCTCCTTTTGATCTAAAGTTTAATGAACCTCCAGCATCTATAGAATGAACATTACCACCTCTATCTACAATTAAATTTTCAGGAGCGGCCCAGTCTCTATTCCCTAACCATGCATGAATCATTGCAGTTTCTCTTAAATCTTTTAATTTAGAAGGAAGTTTTTTCTTCATAGTCTTTAAAAATTTAGGAGTTAATCTTTCTCCTTTTTTCCATCTAGACGCTATTCCATGCGGCTTACCATTTTTATAAACTAATCTAACAGTAGGACCTCTTTGACCTATTAATCTTTCAATAATAGCAGAAGCAATCCACTCATTTGCAGCCCATTCTTGATTCTTAGGAGTTTTTAAATACCAAGTCTCTCCTGTTTGTTTATGAACCATCATACCGCCATCATTTGAACCTAACTTAGTAGGTGTAATATCAAAGTCTTGTGTTCTTAAAGGCATATCAGCCATAACCCAATTAGGAGGGTTCATTCTTGCGTTCAATTCTCCCATAGTTGGACCTTCATGTTCTAATAATTTCATAGGAGCAGGTAACATTGGAGGAACATAACCAGTTTCTTTATTATACGATCTTTGTAGAGAAGCTGCGTCTATATCAGTTAATATTCTTCCATCAGGATTTGCTTTAGCTAAATTTCTTGCAGCTCTTATAATTGCATCAACATTTACATCTTTACCTTCTACAAATTGAGCAGCAGCAACTTGTAATGCCGCTTCATGTCTTTTATGAGGGACATTGGTAAACCATCCCCATACTTTAGGAGCTCCCCATCTTGCAGTTGCACCAAAAGCACCACCAGCCGCAATATTAAAAAATGAATCCATTAAAGTATATTGTGCTTGTTCTTGATGTTTAGCATAAGCAGCAGGGATTTCAAAAGCAGTTGTCCAAGCTGCCGTATGAACAAAGCCTTGAGCAAGTCTCACTTTATTTAAAGTATTTAATGTTCTAAATCCCATATAACCTTTATGCATAGCATTTAAAAAACCTGCAGCTTGTCCAAAAAAAGGAATAAATGTAATACCAATATTAACTGGATCCCATAAAGCAGAACCTAACCCATGACCAAACATGTGCCACTGTCCCCAAGCAGATGCTTGACTAGCCACCATTTGAAATTTCATTTCTCTTAATTTTCTTTCGTATAAAACTTCAGCTTCTCTTTGTGTTACTTCATTGTCAAAAGTAAGCATTCCGTTTAATCCATATTTTTCATTAGCTTCTTGAGGAGAAAGTTTAGGTCCATCCGCTTGACGCGCAGCATTTAATTCCGTAATTCTAGAAATAACTGAACGACTTCTTGAACCATCATCCATTGTAAAATCAGGAGCATCCCAAAAATCTTCACCCTTTAAATCGTTAAATTCTAAAGTTCTAAAATCTCTATTATGTTCCCAAGCAGCATCTCCAGCATAATCATGATGAACTTTCATGAAGTTATGCCCGATATATGGCATTACATTTGTATCATCAGCTGCTGGTAATTTAAAGGTCACTTCCACCCCGCAATATTATATCCTCTGTGACTTAATGCTGTATTAAAAGCACTTTTTTCAGACTCTTTATCAAGTCTTAATTCATAATTCTTTAAAGCATAAATATATTTATCTAAGTCATCCCACGATAAAACAATTTTTTGTGTAGTTGTTTCGCCTGGAGCTGCTGACAATGATTGTGATACTGGCCAAGTTCCTAAAGCATTAGACCACACTAATTCTACCCCTGTGCCATCCGGAGAATTTCGCCATCCAACATTAATAGGAGCATTCGCTTTATTCCACTCATCATACGGAATCATCGTTTCTGCATCTAGCACTCCACCTTGTTTCATTGAAACTAAAGTCATCTTAGGCAATTCATCATTAATAAAAGTTTTTAAACCATCATCATAATCTTCTTTTACAAAGACTACCGTTCTTCCCTTATCATCTTTATATGATGACGTTTCAATTAATACTCCTTGATCAGAAACAATGTATTTATCTTCAACTAATTTTTTAAAAGCATCTTTTGCTGCTTTTGTATTTTTTGTCCTTATATAATCATCAACAGCATAATTTACTAATAATCCTATCCAGCCCTCTACAAAACCTGATGCATTATTATTATATTGAGTTAATGCTAATCTGATAGGTTCAAAAGAAGTTTTAATATCTTCTTTTATTGACTTTACTACAGCAGCATCATTAGGTGATAATTTAGATTCGTCATGCTTACTTAATACTCCATTTTGAAGAACAGTTTCAGCTAAAGGTGAGTTTAAATATTGCATCGCTGCATCCCACGCAGGATCTAAGTGTTTACTTTGAACCATTTGATCTAATAAAATAGGAAAGTACTCTTCTCCGTGTTCTTGTTTTAAAAACATAAAGTAATTGATTGCAGCTTGCGCATCAGGAAAAGATTTAATTTGCTTAGCATAAAGGGCAGCTTGATCATCTGAAACAATCTTTAAGTTCCACGACTCAACTCCCCATTTTTCTTGATACTCAATTAATTCTTTATAAGCTTCTTGTCTTATTGCAAATGCTTCTTCGCCGCCTTCTTCTCCAGGCTCTACATTAGTTGTTAATTTTTTATATAATTCTGGTTGATATTCCTTAGCCCAAGCAACTGGATTCTCACTAATCATCTTCTGAAATATATCAATATTCTGAGAAACTGCCTGAGCAATTGTAGAATCTCTTTTATCTCCTTTTTTAGCTATTTCATTAAGTTCTAATTTAATTTTATTTTGACCTTCTAAATTTGTGGTATAGGCCTCATTAGATTTATTATAAATAGTTAATGCCATTTTCTTATCTCTTCTATAATTATCAACTATTGTAGATTTTTCTCCGTGCATAGCAATTAAATTAGTTTCAACATCTTCAAATTGAACCTCTCCAGTAGTCATTATAGAATTTAGATTTTTTTGACGTTGGCTATCTATTTCATTAGCAAATGCTCCGTCAACTGCAGTTTTTTTGCTATCTAATTGCTTAATTAAACTTTGTTGTGTATCAATATCTAAATGACTTTGAAAATTACCAACAGAACCATCTAACCATTTTTTAGCCATGGCAATTTCTCCTGGATCACCTCGTTGAATAATAGATTCAACAGTATCTTTAATCATTTTATTTAGGATAGCTTTTTTCTTGTCTCTTAATTTTGATATATTAAATTTACCAGCGTACCCTTCTATTTCTTTAGTTTTAGGATTATCATAAGTAGAAAATAGAGCTTCTATTTCTTTCATTTTTTCTAAAATTAAATGTGGTTTTTCTATTATAACCTGAGTTGCAGCTTTTGCTGCTTCATCTATTCCGTTAAGATCAGCAGCCACGGAAGCAGAAGCTTCATATTTAGTTGCATTTGCAAACTCAACAGTTAGTAACGCGTTGTGGTTTATTTCCCAATTAGCAACAGCCCATTTATTAGGAGCATTCTTTTTAATCTCATCTGATTTCTTTTTAAATGCATCTATAATAAGTTTAGTATGACCTGCTGCATCAAGATTAGGATTTGATTTTTTAATCTTTTCTGTTTCAGTTACCATAAACATTTGTATCTCAGATTTTGATTTAGATAACCAAACTTTACCTTCTCTCTCTTCTTTTATTTTTCCATATTTATCCACTGTTGCAGCAGTTTTAAATAATGCAGTATCTATATTAGTTCTTTGAGAGGCTACTTGTATTTCACCTCCAGAATAACCTGAAAAAGCATCTGTTACACCTGTACGTTTTTTGAATTCTGAATCGAATGTAGGAATTTTAACCATTAGTACAGACCCTCCTCTTTTCCGTAGTTATAGGTCTGAGTTCCACCTGATAATAAAGTACCAGCAGCATTCCATTTACCAGCATAATAAGCTTGCTTCCCTACAAATCTAGATTTTTGTGCAGATGCCGTATAACCTGCTTTTTTAACATCTCTGTTATATTTCATGATTGCTATTTGCCATGCGCTATCTATTGCTCCTTCTTCTATAACGTCAATAGCAGAACCCTCAACTGCAACTCCAGATTTTGCATAAGATACTCTTTGCTTTCCTAAAAGTCTTCTGTATCTCTTTTGATGTTCTTTGAAATCAATCGCATGTTGTTGATCAGCTAAGACTTTATTATTCTCTGCAATTTTTGCATTATACTCATTAAGGTCACGCTGCATCTTACCTTGTTGGTAAGCTGAATAAGCTGAAACAGCTGTTCCAGCGGCCATCATTGCAAAGACTGCTTTACTCATAGAATTTTACCATCTTTATATAATCCTCTTTATTTGGACCAAATTGTTTTAGTTCCGCTTCTTCAGTAAACCCTAAGTAACTAGCGAACTTTACTGCATCAGCAAATTCTTTTAAAACTTGACAATGAACCCTATGAAATTTGAATTGGTCCGCTATCTGTTTTAAATAAAATCTTATATCTTTTATACAACGAATTTTATGTTTTTTAAACTCTGGAGATAAAAACATGAATGCTTCTCCGACTCCATTCCATTGTTTCATAACTCCACATATCCCTAAGATTCTAGGATTAGGTTGGTTATCATACCAAGAAAATGTAGCCCCTCCGTGTTTTAAACCAGAAACAACTGCATTCCAAGTCTTTCCATAATTTTGGATTACTTTCTTCTCTGGACCTTCAAGTTCCAGTAAATTAAAATGCCATTCTTCATAAGGTACTACTATCATTAATCGTATGTGCTCATTTGTATCATTATAGCGGATATTGTACATGGGTGAGGGGTATCCGATTTTACATAGAGCTTATTCTCCGTTGAGTACGTTGCCGGCATTAAAAATGTATAGTCACCAGTTTTTGGTGTTGTTGCTGACATTGTACTAGTTGTTGTTCTAAATGGAACGACATCTACACTTGTAGAAGTTGGTCCAGCTTTTAATCCTACTGTTTCAAATACTCTAAATATACATTTATCAATTCTTCCTCTTTTACCTTGAGTTGTTCCATATTGACTCTTTGGCTCTACATTTACGGATTCTAATTCTGCATTATAAGCTAATCCTACATGACATTTTGTTGTCGCATTTGTTAACGTAATTGCTCCAGAAGAAACTGTCTTAGTAGATTCAACTGCACCATTATTTAATACAGTAACCGTTTCACCTTCTAAATGATCTAGACCCGTAATATTACTTGTAGATCCTCCACTATAAGATAAACCAGAATCTAAAAAGAAAGCGTCATCCTTTGTATCTCCATTAGCTTCTCTATACTCTTGTTCCATAAATTCTACATATTGTTTTGTTGCTCCATTAATTGTTCTTTCAACAATCATATATAATGTATCAGCTGCATCATTTACTCCTGGAATGACAGCAAGACTTTTTACTTTAGCATTAGTACCAGCAATAGTATGTTGATGCCATGCTAAAACTTCTTGAGCTCTATAATAAGTAAAACCTATTAATTTACCATCTCCTCTTCTTATCCATAAAACCATATTAGGATAAGTTTGAAAATAAGCTTCTTCAAAATTACCAAATCCTAAATGCTCAGATAAAACCGACATGTCTGGGCTAGTAAATGAATCATAATCAATATTATAAGCAAATTCTCTTAAACGTTTTTTATTCTTTCCTATATATAAAGTTGATTTAGAAGCTGGTATTGCTCTCTTATCAGCAGCTCCATCTCTTGTTTCATTAATAACTTGTACAGACGTAGCAGTTAATCCTGAAGTAGCTGAACCAGATGACAAATTAAAAGTTCCATCCTTTGTAAATATATGTAAGTATCGCGCACCAATCATTCCAGTAATTTGATTTACTTGGTCTGTAGCTAATGTAAATGTTACAGCATTATCATCATTGACTGCAGCTTTTTCATCAGTAGGACTATAAGTATCAAAATCAGCAGTAGATGAACCCCATACAGTATTTGGATGAGTAGTAGTATTAGCATAAAATAATCTTTCTTCATAAAATGTAACTTTAGTAGGATAATTTCCTATATAAAAAGCTCCTAATCTCCAATCTTTAGTTGCGTTTCCTGATCCACTATTTTCAAAAGGCCAATCTGCATGAACAGAAGCTGTAACTTGAGTTCCTGAAGTATAACCAGTAATTTCTGCAGCTCCCCATTCATCTGGACTTTTCATTCTTACCCATCTTCCTACATCATTAGCAGTAAAGACACTTGAACTTGCTGTGATTGTAACAGATCCTGTTGTACCACTAGCATACATTGTAGTTGCTGTTACATTAGTATTTATATATGGACCATCAACAAAATCTACATCTGTTATAGTCCATGATGTGTGACCTGTTCTTGATAATTTTCTAGGGATATGATCTTCATGAACAATATATAATACATCAGCTGATTGAACAAATTCTAATTCATCTAACTGAGCTGCAGTATATGTTGTTGATATTTCGTAAGGAGTAGTTCCACTTGAAACTATAATTCCCTCATCTTTATAAAATCTTATATAATTATGTCCAAATTCTAGTATATACGCTTGTGTTTTAGAAAATACAAATGGAATAAGTCTTGCTCCTGAGTTTGATCCAGATGATGTTTTTATTTCTCTAATAAATCTAGTTCCTGGTCTTTTAACTAGACCACCATGCATTAATACGATAAAATTTGAAATTGACGAAGCACCATTATAGTACTTGTCCATGTCGATACGACCGTTTAACCTTGGACTAAGCTCTCCAGAAGTAAAGTTTGTAAGAATTGGTGATGAGTCAGCCATGTCATTTTACGTCGTATATTTGTTCCATCTATAATCACTTAAGTTAGAACCTGCTGTTCTTGAATCTAACCAGAAATCTGCGACGATTCCCTCTGGTGTACCTTCAACTGCATCAGCACTTCTAGCCGCAGCAAGTTTTTCATAATATAATTTATACATCATATCCAATGTTTTAGGGTCTTGTAATAATGGCATAGCTAAATTTGCTGCCAATTTAATAGCTAAAACATCAACTAATAATGGGTCATAAGTACTTATTGTTTCATTTCTGAAAATATATGTACATCTAAAGGTATCAGTTTCAGTAACTAATTTATCACCTTCGATTTTATATTCTACTTGATCATCTTCTGGTTTAACTATTCTTAACCAATCAGATGGTAATTGAAATTCAGAAGTGAAATAATAAGCTGGTGTATTTGAAGTTTTTGATAAGGAAGCTCTTTTAATACAGCAATTCCAAGGATGCTGTCTAAATAAAGCATCTCTTGTATCATCAAATAATTCATTAGAAAAACGAGCCGACTTAGTATCTTCTGTTAACGAAGATATAAATTCTGCTCCTAGTAATCCTAATGCTCTATTTACAATATTTATCTTTGTTGTTGCCATAATTCCTTTTATTTAGACTAAGGGGACCGAAGCCCCCTTAGTTTTAGTTTATTAGTCTACAACGTATAAGATGTAGCCTACTAGATCGTCTCCGTCTGCAATCGCAGTGTCCTGAGAAGTAGCTCTGATAACTACACCACCTTGTGTTTCAAAAGTGTAAGTTCCACCTGTAGCAGTTTGGTCAGCACCAAAATTTTGGTATCCAACCGTGTCTACAGATAAGCCATTCAAAAGTCCATCCGCATCAGCAGCAACACTAGCGCCATCAATGTCAGTATAAGCGTCCCATCCTAAATCTAGTGTAGCTGAACCAGTAGTCCAGTTTACATAAGCATTTGAAGATGATAACAGAACTTTTACTTTTCCTGCAGGCAATGAGCAAAGAGCAACAGATGATGTTGCGTCTCCAGCTCCGTCTTGGTCATGAGTGAAGTAAGCAATTCTTACTCTTCCATGATAAACGTTTGCCTCGTTTAAAGTTACAGGAGTTGATGTAGCATTTGTGTACTCGGTACTTTTTTGAGTTGTTATTGCCATATTATTCTCCTATTATTCTGCACACTTAATTTCTAACACTTTGCCCTCTTCCATTCGAGTTGCCCCGAAAGAAGCCGAACAATATACTTGGGTAGAGTTTCTTTTGTCTCGTCTTGGACCAATATCAACATTGATATCAGCACCAACAGCCATAAGAAGACCACTTTTTGCATAAGCAATTACTCGTCTGTAGCTATTTGAATCAGCGGCAACTCTTTCAGTTCTTACGAATTGGAAGCCCATGAAACTATTAACTTCACCAGCAACAAGAGCTTTGATTGAATTAAAATCAGAGCTAGTTACTTCAGTAGTTTGTAATAGATCAGTGACTTGCTTAGAAGTTACGATAATGTATCTTGGATCTGAAGGATCAGTTTCATTCGCGTCCAATAACTGTTTCGCTTTTCTAAGTTTACCAATTGTAAGGCCCGAGTTAGTCGCACCTCCTGACTCAACGTAGTTTACAGCGATTTGGCTTGCTGCATCATGAGCAACAGACGTTCCACCAGTTTTACCTGATTTAGCTGTTCCAAATGCTGCTTCGATGACGATGTCATCCATTTTTCTGCCAAGTGCCCAAGCGGCGTTTTGCGCGTAAGGAGATGCTGGGTCGATAAGAAGTCTTATTCTATCAGTTCTGTCCACCATATCCGCCCAATCAAAATCTCTCAATGATACTTGTCTTCTATC